GTGTTTATTGGGTTGTGTTGGGTTGTGTCGGTGAGGACATCGCCGACAATGCGTCGGGTGTCGTCGGGTGCAAGCATATTTTTTCAAAGATCTTTTTTCCGGGTGCGTCCCCGCCTCGCTCCCAATCGTCACGCATGCGAAGGCAAGGCGTCGTCGGGTCGTGCGCCAAGGGCGTCCCGGCAGGGCAAGGCGACCCGGCGGCAGGGCGGGGAAGGGTGGCGGTCGGGTCGTCCGGTCGAGGGGCAGGGCGAGGCGTCCCGGTCGCCAGGCGTCGCCGGCCGGGTGATCTTTCGGCCAGGGAAGGACGCACGTCGCAGGCGTCACCTGGCGCGCGAACTAACCGCGCGCAGCTCGCGCGTGATCTAACCGCGCGCATGATCTGCGAGCGTACGCGCGCAGCTGTGCGTACGCACGCACGCATCACACGCTCCCGCTCCCGCACCACACCCCCGCCCACGCCCTCGCGTCGCGTCGCGCATTTTCGTACACCCCCGCTCGGAAAAATCCGCGTAACTCAAAAACTTTCTCCTACATCCGCCATCTCTTGCTTCTATGGCCGGATTGGTACACTATCCGCACATGAGTCAGCCTCCTGCTCCATACGAGCGTTCGTATTCGTTTACGGATTTCAGCCAAAGCAACCCTAACGCCCAGCAGCCTGGTCAAGAAATAGACCAGGAGTTGAATAACGTGCAGTCTTCGTTGGACGAAACGCAGTCCCGGCTGGGTGAAATCCAGGCCGACGACGGCAAGGTGCGTACTACCGCTCTGAATCTGCCTGTGATTGCCGAGGAAGTTGAACCTTTGCTGACTGAAGCGGTGGTTCAGATCGTGGAATCGACTGGTTCTGACCAGGTTGTGTTGGTCAATGCGGCCGGAGACGCCAAGGTGGCTGAACTGGAAGCTGTCATCAACTCCCAGAACGCGATTGACGCCATTAATGCGCGAGATGACGCTGAGATTGCCGCTGCTGCGGCTGCTTTGTCGGCCAGTTCTGCTGAATCATACGCAAGCGCATCCCAATCTTCGTCGATTCAAGCCGAGCAGGCGAAGAATACGGCCATCGTGTACGCCGGCAACGCCCAGGCGTCGGCTGAAAGCATCCTTTCTGCGAACTACGCTCCCGGCAACCACTCCCACCCGATCAACAAGGTGGTTGGTTTGCAGGACGCGCTTAATTCCAAGTACGCGGCGAGCAATCCTGCGGGTTATATCCCCGATGCTCCGTTCAATGGATCTGCCTATGTGCGTAGGGACGGTGCATGGGAGGTGAAGGAAGACGGAAGCTTCCTGCCGTTGTCTGGTGGCGTGATGACCGGACCGATCTACTTCGACGGAACGTCCGGACAGTTCATCGGGAAGGGGACTTTCGACACTTCTCGTGGTGGCAACTACGGCATCAGCATGGTATGCTCTGTGGGATACGAGTTTAACTGGCAGGCTGGGTGGTTGACGACGACCAACCAGGGCAGTTCGACTGGTCGCCCGCTCTACCTCGACTCACTTGCAGGGACTACCCTTCGTGTGTGGGACAGTTCGACCGACAATGGGTCTGAACTAACGCATAACGGCCTTACCTTTTACAACGGAGTGGGGAATATGAATGTCTTTTATTATGGCATTCAATTCCCAGACTCAACCGTTCAGACAACGGCATGGACTGGGGTTGTTGATGGCTACCGTGCGCTGACGGACTACGACTTCACGAATGTCGCGGACACGCGGCTGGACACCTTCGGCCTTACGCTTGCCCCTGTCACGGGAACTCCGGCTAACGTATATGACAGCCTCATCGACTCGGAAAAGTTCCGCATCAGTTACGATTTTACCCAAGGCGGAACCGTTGTCGGCAACAGGTATTACACTCAACTCTCCGAACAATCCCTTGTTCAAAAGTTTGAAACACTGGTAGACTACGGAGACGGAATTGAGATTGGAAGCCAAGGAGGGTTCAGGCTTTCTTACGATCAAGGGCTACGATTCATCAATTGGGACGAATCGGTTACAGGCAGCACCGTCCGTTATCAGCCGACTAGCATCGTCTTCGGCGACACGACGACGCAGACCACCGCCTTCCCCGGCTTCAACAACGCGGCGCTGACGGGCAACCCCACCGCACCGACCCCTGCCACGGCGGATAACGATACGAGCATCGCCACCACGGCCTTCGTCAAGGCCCAGGGCTACGCCACGACGGCAAGCCCGACCTTCACGGGTACGCCCTCCCTGCCGACTGGCACGATTGGCGTCACGCAGACGGCGGGCGACAACTCCACGAAGCTGGCGACCACGGCGTTCGTCAAGGGACAGAGTTACGCCACGACTTCTGCGCTGGCGGCTTACGCTCCGCTGGGAGGTGCGACGTTCACAGGGTCAATCATCTGCCCAAACGTGTCCGGAGTCAGCGGATCTCAAATTAGTGGCCAAACTTACGTTACTTATTCCACAGGATTGTCGGGATACTCCAGAGTGCTGGAACACCGAACCGACAACACCGCACCGGAAGGGGAAGGAGATAATTCATACGTCGATTATTCCAACTATACAAACCTTAGCGCAGGCTCATTGAGTCTTTCGGATTATACATTTTCCGGCCCCGGAAGTGGTGATATTGTTACCGAGAAGACTATTAACCTAAACCTGTCCGGCCTGTCCTTCTCAATGGGCAACGGGACGACGTCATGTGGGCTTACCACCGCGTCGCTTAGTTTGTACGACGCAGGCAATGGGTCCAGCGTTGGGCTAGATGCGGTCAACGGACTGTCCATTAACAATGGGTCTTCGACGATGTCGTATGCTCCGACCGGCATCACGTTCCCCGACAACACCGTACAGACCACAGCCGCGGTCAGCTTCGACCCGGCGGCTATCCCGGCGTTCGCGACGGATGTAGAAGCGCGCACCTCGACCAACACGACGACGACCCTTTCTCCAAGCAGCGCCATCTGGCAACGGATGTCGGCTTCGTTCCTTGAATTGATCAGAGGTGGATTTGGTTATGCAGCCGTTGGAACGATGGGAACCTTTATAAGTGGAGGAGTTGGCTCACGCATGGTGCTAGGCACAGCAGGAGCGTGTAGTGGCAGATTGCGAGTATTTGGAGCCTCGCAGGTTGACCAGACTGCGTCGATGATGTCGACCACCTTCAATTACATCAATTTCTCCAAGCCTATTTATTGCAGCGGTCGGGCTTGGTCTGAAAGCACCATCACCGACCCGAACGTGACCGCCGCTTGGTACTTTGGAAAATCTGAGGCTAACGGTGCGGGAGACCTTAACCGCAAAGGCTTCGGATGGGAAATCATCGGTAACGCAACCACTCGTTATCTTACGCTGGTAGTGCATGATGGCACTACGCTAACCAAGGTGACATCTTCTTATGTAGTTATTGGCGGCTTTGCCGGTGCAGTAATTTTTGAATGGGATGTAGTTTCTGACGGAGCCGGGAACGTGACTCTTTATGTCAATGGTGCTTCGGTTGCGACTACGGCCCTTGGACCAGTTGGTGACGCAAATTACTCTGGCACACGCCCAGTCATCTGGCAGGAAGAACTTCGGGCTACTGCCGCAACTTCAGCCTTCGGTTTTTATTGGAGCCGTGGCCGCATCTACTCGGCAATCTGATCATGCGATATACCATCATCACTCCCCTTCTCATCTCCGACTGGCAAGCCCTCCGCAAGTCCGTCTTCGGAGACGCCCAGCCCATCTATGAGGAGTTCGGCGGCGGCGCACCTTACGTCGTGGAGTTCGCCACCCCGCAGACGCCCGTCGACCTCGGCCCCCTCGTCAAGGTGGAGATTGTCTCCTAAAGCGGATGGCTCGTAAGGCACCCAACGCCGAAGAGAAGCGAAGGCAGGCAGAGATTGCTGAAGTGGAGGCGCAGTTGTCTGCTGCCCAGCGTTTGCTCCGCGTCAAGATGGCCAGGGAGTCTCTCATCTCGTTCACCGGGATGACCATGCCAGACCCGGAAGATCCGGACAACGTGGACAAGTCCCGGTATCAGCCGGTCAAGCACCACGAAACGATCTGCGCAGCACTTGAGGAGGTTGAGCGTGGCAACTACCAGCGTCTCATCATATCCATGCCGCCTCGTCATGGTAAGTCCGAACTGGCGTCACGGCGTTTCCCCGCCTGGTTTTTGGGTAAGGATCCTTACCGACAGGTCATCTTCGCCACCTACAACGCCGACGTGGCGCAGGACTTCGGACGTTCCGTCCGTGAAATCATGCGTTCGCCTTCGTACCGCCAGGTCTTCCCTGGGTGCAAGCTGCGGACAGGCAGCCAGTCTTCGGACAAGCTCCAGACCGAGGAAGGCGGACTAGCCAACTTCGTTGGCGTGGGTGGCGGCCTTACTGGCCGTGGTGCTGACTTGCTGGTCATCGATGACCCTATCAAGGACCGCGAGGAGGCTGACTCCAAGCGTGAGCGTGACAAGCTGTGGGAATGGTTCACGCAAGTGGCTATGACCCGACTGATGGCCGGCGCGCGCGTCGTCATCATCATGACCCGGTGGCATGAGGATGACCTGGTGGGTCGCCTTACCGACCCGAAGAATCCCTGCTACAACGACGAAGTCGCCCAGCAATGGCGTATCCTGGCGTTGCCAGCGATCGCCGTAGAGAATGACCCTATGGACCGCCCTGTCGGGCAAGCCCTATGGCCGGAGCGTTATGGCTTGGACTTCCTCAACGAGATTCGCCGGCTGAACGCCAAAGGCTTCTCGGCCTTGTACCAAGGCAAGCCTACTCCGGACGACGGCGACTTCTTCCGCAGGGACTGGTTGAAGCCTTACCCGCACGAAATCCCCAAGAACCTCCGATACTACTGCGTATCCGACCATGCCGTGTCTACCGCCCAGACGGCCGACAAGACCGTGCTGATGCCATTCGGACTGGACGAGGAAGACAACGTGTGGATCCTGCCGGACGTGTGGTGGCGTCGAGCGTCTACTGACCAAGTCATTGACGGCATGATCGACTTGATGTCCCGCCACAAGCCCGCCAAGTGGGGTGCGGAGCGAGGGCATATCTCCCAGTCCATTGGTCCGTTCCTGCGTAAGGTTCAGCAGGAGCGAGGCATCTGGACGGTGGTTGAGGAGATTACCCCGGTCAAGGACAAGCAGACCCGCGCGCAGGCGATCCGTGGACGCATGGCTATGGGCAAGGTATTCTTCCCCAAGTTCGCCCCCTGGTGGGCTGACGCTGAGACTGAAATGCTCAAATTCCCTTCAGCCAGACACGATGACTTCGTGGACGCTATGGGTCTGGTCGGCTTGCTCCTAGGAACGATGGTCAGCGCTTCCCGCACCTACGAAAAACCATCCGACGTCCCCAAGACCGGCACCCTGGCATGGGTGAAGATGTCAGCCAAGTGGGACGAGGCTAGACGCAATCTCTTGCAGATGGGCGGCTTCTGAACATAAATACTTGAAATGGAAAACGAATACGAGGCGATGCCTGTAGACCCGATGCAGCCGGAGGCGAAGCCTTTGTCTGCCATCACCCGCGACGCCGAGAAGCCTGGTCCTTCCCGCTCCGCCCTGGTCAAAGCCCTCATCAAGAAGGTAGAACGCGCCAAGAAGCATTGGAAGAAGTCATTCGACCGCATGAAGGAAGACACGGACTTCTACATGGGCAAACAATGGTCCACTTCGGACAATGACGACCGCTACGTCGCCAACATCGTCCAGCGTCACGTCGGCCAGCGAGTCTCCGCACTATACGCCAAGAATCCCAAGTTCGTCGCCAAGCGACGCGAAACTTTGGACTTCGCCAGTTGGGAAGGGGACATGTCGTCTTTCCAGGCCGTCCAGACGTCCATGCAGAATTCGATGGAAACCGGGCAGCCTCCAGACCCTGTGATGATGCAGACAATCCAGGACGCACAGCAGGGTTTCGAGCGTCGCCGCATGTTGGACAAGGTGGCGAAGACCCTTGAGATCGTCGCCCACTACCAGCTCCAGGAACAGCAGCCTTCGTTCAAAGGGCAGATGAAACAGCTCGTCCGTCGCACTTGCGTGAACGGAGTCGGCTATGTGAAGATCGGCTACCAGCGCACGATGGAGAAGCGTCCGGAAGACGTGGAGCGTATCACCGACATCACGGAGCAGATGACGACCCTTGAGCGTCTCGGCGCCGACAAGCAGGACGAGAAGTTCTCTTCAGACAACGAGAAGATGGAGCAGCTCCGCCTGCTCCTCAATTCCCTCCAGTCCAAGCAAGACGTCATCGTACGCGAAGGCATCGTCTTCGACTTCCCGATGTCCAATTCCATCATCGTCGATCCGAAGTGCCGGCAGTTGTCCGGATTCGTGGGTGCTGACTGGATCGCCCAGGAATTCGTCCTCGACTTGGACGAAGTGAAGGAAGTCTACAAGATCGACCTTGGCAAGGAATTCACGGCCTACGAAGACAAGAACGAAGGCGACGAGAAATGCGACAAGGCCACCATCTGGGAAATTTATTCCAAGAAGGACGGACTGGTGTACGTCGTGTGCGACGGATACCATGACTTCCTCAAGGAACCGGAAGCTCCGGTCCTTGATCTGGAACGCTTCTGGCCGTTCTTTCCGCTGATCTTCAACGAAGTCGATTCCGACACCGACGTCATCCCTCCATCCGACGTCCGTTTGCTGATGCCGGTGCAGAAGGAATACAACCGCGCTCGACAAGCCCTCCGCGAGCATCGCTTCGCCAACCGCCCCCTGTACGCCACCTACGAGGGTGCGTTGTCAGAGAAGGACATCAACAACCTCCAGGCACACCCCGCCAACGCGGTCATCAAACTCCAGAACCTGTCGCCAGGACAGGCCGTCAATTCCATCCTCCAGCCGGTCCAACACGCCCCCATCGACCCTAGCCTGTACGACACGTCCATGCTACTGGACGACATGATGCGCGTGGTGGGGAGCCAGGAGGCTAACCTCGGTGGTGCGTCCGGTTCTACGGCCACGGAAGTATCCGTCGCAGAAGGCAGCCGTATGTCCAGCTTGTCGTCCAACGTGGACGACCTTGAGGACTTCCTCGGAGAACTGGCGAGGGCTGCCGGCCAGGTGTTGCTCGTCCAGATGGACCAGCAGACGGTGATGAAGATCGCCGGTCCTGGTGGGGTATGGCCGCAACTCACGGCAAGCGAAGTCGCCCAGGAGCTGATGCTTGAAGTCGAAGCCGGCTCCAATGGTCGCCCCAACAAGGCAATCCAGATTCAGAACTTTGAGCGTATCGCCCCAATCCTGCTCCAGATCCCCGGCATGAATCCCGAATTCATGGCGAAGGAAGCCCTCAAACGCATGGACGATGGCATGGACATCACGGATGCGATCCGTGCGGCCTTGCCGTCCATCGTAGCCATGAACGCCCAGAAGCAGCTCGCCCAAGGTGATCCTGCTTCCGACCCGAACATGCAGGGTGCCGCCGGTGCGACAAACGTCGCTCCCGCTCCCGGCGCGCCTGGTGCGGACGGACCGACCGCTCCCGCGTCCCCTGCGGACATCCGCTCGCAGGGCGTCCAGTACCCGAACGCTTGATTTAAGATAAATCGTAGCGTATAGTAATCTCATGCCCGATCCAACCGAGCCAACCGACGCCATCGAAACGCAGGACAATGCTCCTGTGCAAGAACCCATTTCCACTCCGGAACAGGAAACTGCTCCGGTAGCGGCCGACGCTAAAGAAACCAGCCAGACTACCTCGTCGGAGTCGGGCGACCAGGACGCTAATAAGAAGCCTAAATCCCTGCTCGACGCGGTTAAACGCGCGGCGCATGGATCGGCTGACGAGGATTCGTCCAACTCGGAAACCAACGGCAAATCCGCCGATGGAGAAGGAAACTCTACGCCTAGTCTGGACGACACAGCGAAGGGCAAATCCTCTCCGGAAGCAGACAAGAAACTGCCGTTCCACAACCACCCTCGCTGGAAGGAGATGATCACGGAGCGTGATGCATACCGCGCCGAATCGGAAGAATTCCGAAAGGTCACTACCTTCATGTCGTCGAATGGGCTGTCTACCGAAGAAGTCGCAGAAGGGTTCCATATCATGGCCCTAATGAAGACCGACCCTGTCGAAGCCCACAAGAGGATCAGCGAATACAAGTCGCGGCTCGATGCTTTCGTCGGAGCGACGTTGCCCCCGGAAATCCAGAAAAAGGTCGAAGAGGGTTACGTCGATGAGGAAAGCGCGAAGGAACTTGCCATGCTCAAAGCACAGCAGGGTCTTTATCAGCAGCAACAGGCGAGTGCGATGCAGCAGCGAGAACAACAGTCTCGCGGCAACATCCATTCTGCGGTGGTTGGTTGGGAACAGCAGATGAGGGTCAAGGATCCCGATTGGTCAGCCAAACAGGAGATGGTCATCGACCAGGTCAAACTGATGTTGCAGGCGGAAAAGCCGAGTACTCCGGAGGAGGCTCTTGCGCTCGTTGAGCGCGCCCACTCCACTATCAAGGAGCGGCTTTCCCGATTCGCACCCCAGCGTCGGCCTGTCACCAATGTATCAAGCTCCACGTCGTCCGCCCACGCAACGGCCCAGCCGCGCAGCCTCCTAGAGGCGGTTCGTCTCGGCGCAATGCAAACCCGCTAACGCACAAAACCTATGGCATTCACTAACGCCGAACTCGCTAACATCACCGCGTCGGCCCTCGACTATTACGTCAAGGGTCCGGCCTTCACCCAGAACATCCAGGAAAAGCCTCTGCTCAAGGCCATGACCAGCAAGCAGAAGACTTTCCCTGGCGGTAAGGGTAACATCAGCATCCCTGTCGTGTTTGACTACACGACCTCGATCGCTGGCTTCACCCACAACGACACCGTCTCGTACGCCAACCCGGCCAACACGAAGCGTGTCTCCTACCCCTGGAAGGAAATCCATGCTGGCATCTCGCTGACGCTCACCGAGCTGAAGCACGACGGTCTTTCCGTCGTCGATTCCACCACTGGTGCCTCCACGTCCAAGCACTCCGAGCGCGACCTCACGGTCCTCACCGGCCTGCTTGACGAAAAGCTCAAGGACATGTCCGAAGGCTGGGCGCGCTCGTTCAACGAGATGCTCTGGAAGGACGGCTCCCAGGACTCCAAGGTCGTTCCCGGTCTGACCTCCCTCATCACGGACGACCCCACCACCGGCACCGTCGGCGGTATCGATCGTGCTACCAACCCGAAGTGGCGCAACCGCGCTGCCGTCGGCGCCAACGCCATCGTGTACGTCTCCGGCCAGCAGAAGATCAGCGAGTTCCTCCGCAAGGAAGTCCGCCAGCTGACCCGCTTCGGTGGCAAGCCCACGCTCGTCCTCTGCGGTTCCGGTTTCCTTGAGTATCTCGACGCCGAGATCACCTCCAAGGGTACCTACACCCAGTCCGGCTTCGCCAAGGGCAACACCGACATCGGTCTGTCCGGCATCACGATGCAGGGTATCGGTGAGTTCGTCTACGACCCGACCCTCGACGACCTGGGCTACACGAATCGTGCCTACTTCATCGACACGTCGAACATCAACCTCATGGTGATGGACGGCGAAGACAAGAAGCAGCACAACCCGGCCCGTCCGCATGACCAGTACGTCCTGTACCGCGCCATGACCTGGACCGGTGGTCTGACCGCCAAGCACTTCACCGGCTCGGCTGTCTACGAAATCACCGACTAATCGGTAGTTCCAGGCTCCCCCAGGGGGTGGTTTCCTAATGGAATCCACCCCCTTTTGCTTGCAACACGGTCAAGCCGTGGCACGATGTATGGATGGAATACGCCAACGTTGAAATCCGACTCGCCGGCTCCCTTGAGAATACTGTTCGCAAGGAAGTGTCTGCTCCCGAAATCGCCGTCCTCAAGGCCATTCACGGCCATGATGCTGTCGTTAACATCAAAAAGTCCCGCGTCTCGCCGACCGAACAGGCCGTGGAACGCGATCGCCTAGGTAAGTTCTACAATGACGACGTCATCGCCAAGCTTTTCCCTGGCGTCACGTCCAAGCTTCCTAACACCCTCGCCGAAATCGGCGTCGAAGTGCCGGAAGAAAACTCCAAGAAGAAGTAACCGATGGCTCGCGGCACCCAGCTCTCCGCGCTGGTCGATGCCCTGCGGGCAGAGATCGGTGCTTCGACCAACGTGGCGATGGGAGTCAACTCCCTGCCGGCGTTGAAACAGATCCTTAATCGCACCCAATCCTGGCTGTGGGAAAAGTTCGACTGGCCGTTCGCGTATATCGAGCGAGACGAGCAAATGGTAAACGGCTCTCGGTACTACGGTTTCGACCCAGAGATCGACTTCGGTAGGATCACGGAAGCCCACGTCAAGTACTCGGACAGCTGGCGCAAGCTGGACTACGGCATCGGCACGGAGCAGTACAACTCTTCGGATATCGCCGATGGGGATAAAGAAGACCCGCCTACCCGGTGGCGTCACTACGAGGGCAACCAGTTTGAAGTCTGGCCTACCCCTTCCAGCAACGAGTGTGTCGTACGCTTCAAGGCGATCAAGAAGCTGCCGAAGATGATCAACGACGCCGACGTCGCTTTGCTTGACGACAACCTAATCGTCCTGTTCTCCGCTGCCGAGATGCTCGCCCGCGCGAAGTCTGACGACGCCCAGGGCAAGATGAGTGCGGCCAACGAACTGTTCACCAAGCTCAAGGGAAGCGGCATCAAGAATGATGTCTTCGTGATGGGCGGCGGACTACCTGTCGATACCGGCAGGTTCCTTAACGGCGCGCGCATCACTCCAAGCAACCGGGTTTAATTTATGGCATATATCGTCGTCGAGAACTTTTCAGCCGGCCTCGACACTAGGAGGCACCCGCTCACGGCACGTCCTGGTACGCTTCAGACGCTCAAGAACGCACACGTCTCGCGAGGCGGTGAGATTGAAAAGCGTAAGGCTTTCGTGCCGATCAACAGCACGAACCAGTCAGTCTTCACTCGTCCTTTCTTCGGTCTACAGGCCACGGCTGAAAAAATCTACACGTTCACGGATGGTTGGAATTCTGAAACCGGTAGCAACGAACTTCCAGTCGGTGCCAACGGACTATTCGTACGTTTTCTGAGACATCCGCAATGGGATTTGGTTTCAGTCCCTGGACCAATGCCCACGCTAACTGAAATCGTATACAGCAACCTGTACGGAGGAAAGACCTTCATTCTAGCGAAGTGGAGTACCGGAGAAATCATCCCATATCTGGACGGAGAATTCATCCCAGACTTCTACATCGGCCAGGTGAAACAACTTATGATTGCCGGCCCGGTGCAATCTTCGATTCGTCGTTTCGTAGATTCGTTCGTATGGCACATCAAGGGCGGAACATATGGTGCGTCTAAAACCGAATGGGATGCGACTGCTGGAAATACGGCTTATGGAGCGTATGTAGACGCTTCCGGTCCTGCGGGCATTGAATTCATACCCAGCGCCACGGCTGATTCTCCGTTCACGATCACGACTTCGACAGTCGCGCCATCCAGGGAAAGTTCTCCGGAGACGCGGTCAAAAGGAAGTTTTTCCATCAACGGAGGGTCTGTCGGTACGCCGGCCTTGGCAAAAAGGACGGTCCAGGATATCCACGTCATGCCTGCCATAATGAACGTGTACTTCAATGGAGTAAAAGCCATCGAAGAACCTAGCGGCTGGGCAGGATTCACGGACGCGAACAATACATCAGCCACGGCGGGCTGGAACATCGGCCCTCGATTGGGATATAACCTTAAATTCTACCTTACCAATTTCGCACGGAATCGCCCCGGATTCGACAGCACTCCGGTAGGCGCAGCAGACTACAAGATCATACAGCTTTCTGGAACTGACGCATGCGAAATCTCCCTGTTCACGCCAAACACCAATGGAGCGTATCTGGATGATCATGCTCAGATGAATGGTAGTAGCGTTGAGATTGAATTCGCAGCCAGTCCTCACTCGGTAAACCACATCAGCGAATTCATCGACCCTTCCACGATCACGGCCAGTCCTTATACGGCAGGCCGGTTCATCGCGAAGTTCGGTACGCTTCTTGGCGGAGTCAGCAACAAGATCACGTCGGTGAAAGTGAACGGAACTGAGATGATTTCCGGACACGTCAAGTGGGCGTTCTCTAACTCCGACACGATGGCAAGGCTTGTCGAAAAAATCAATTCATTCACGTCTACTCCCGATTACGCGGCGTCCATTGATGGAGAAAGCATCGTACTTACGTCTCCAGCTGGCAGCGGTGCTTCGCGTAACGGACATGTGATAGTCGTCATCACGGAAGGGGACGTTACTACGGCAAACTATAAATCATTCTCCGGGGGCGCTGATGCTAATACGGCAATGCGTCAGACCATCAGATATACCTTTGAGGCTCCTCAAATCTATATTAATTCCAAGGTTCAACTTGTCGCCACGCCAAAACTTGATGCCGCCAATCCTGTATACTGGGGCAATTCCCGCGTACTAGGTTCTTCCCCTGTAGCCGCCTTGACATATAAGACCAAGGCTCACGTCACAGGAGGTTCCAGCCTGTTCTTCTCCGGACTAAACCAGCCGACGAAATGGTCGGTAGGTGCGACAGGTTCTGGATTCATCAACATGTCCAACAATAACAGCGGCAACGAAGTGCTGACTGGTATTGCTCTTTATCAAGGCACTTTGGCTTCATTCGCGCGTAGGTCTATCCAAATCTGGTCTATGGACACGGACCCTGCCAATAACCGTCAGATCCAGGTTCT